GAGACTGTAACTCTCGCATCCGAGGAAGACATCGCAATCATCGTATCCGGGTTGAAATTGCCGACTGGTGTAGAGTTCGCAGCATCAGCTACTAAATCTCCCACAAAAGCTAAGTCTGTCGATGCGAAGATTAAGAAACTTGGTGCAGACGCATTTTAAGGAACCGACATGAAATTGCAAGAACTTGATCTCTATCTTCAACGCCGTTTCTCCGGCATCAATCCTCCGAAACAATTCAAGATTTCTGAGCTTGCCATCTCAGTTGCAATTGCTACAAGACTCTGGTATGCCAAATGGTAATGTGTATCTAGTCTACAAAGCACTGACAATCCAACTACCATACACCAAGTACAAACTTCTACGAGATTACCTCTATCCAGACCTCAAATCTAATCAATCATCCACAATCCACACACCTCTCCTCACCCACATCCTCCAATGTCTACCACAGACTTCAACCTCGACACACTATTATCAACTTTGGCAGTGGAGCAGTCTAGTCCTATCCGATCTGACGATGACGGAACAGACCCAACTTCTCTCCCTGCTTACATCGAACCAGGATATGAAGGATCAGTTGATTACCGCATTCGCCAACTATCCTATTCCTCTCTCCTCACCTTACATTCCTGTCCTCGACGATTCCAACTCAACAGACTCCGAACCACCCACAGAACAGCAGATTCCGAAAAGTCTACAGTCACGTTTGCATTCGGTCATGTTGTCGGTGAGGCGATAGCGTCTGCTCTAGAAGGACGATCTGAAGATCAGATTCTGTGGCAAATTTTTGTAGGTTGGCATACCGATTTTGCCTCAAGCGATGACAAGGCAAAGAAGTCGATCTATACTGCAATTATTGCGTATCAGAGATTAGCCTCTCTCCTGGCCTCCGGATTCCTGCAAGACTACGAACTGGTATATTACAATGACAAGCCTGCAACTGAACTCTCTTTTGTTATTAACTTCCCTGATGGCTTTCGTCTTAGGGGTTTTGTTGATGCTGTGCTTAGACATAAGGAGACAGGTGAGATCCTGGTGCTCGAATGTAAGACCACCGGCTCAACTACTCTCAACCCTGCAACGTATAAAAACTCTTCTCAAGCTATTGGTTATTCTGTCGTCCTTGATGTTCTGTTCCCTGCTCTATCTTCTTACAAAGTTCTCTATCTAGTCTACCAAACTGGCTCACAGGAATACACACCAATTCCATTCACAAAGACTTATCTGCAACGAGCCCTCTGGATTCGAGAACTGCTTCTTGACATCGAAACAATCAAGATGTACGAAGAAGCAGAGATCTATCCTATGAGAGGAGAATCATGTTATTCCTTCTTCCGAGAGTGTGAATATCTAAATGTCTGCACATTGAGTACAGATTATCTCACCAAACCTTGCACGCAAGCAGAAGTTGATACGACAGAATACCAGATCGAACTGAGTCTGGAACAACTATTGGATGCACAATTTAGAAAGGTAGGATCGGAATGAACCGCACATCACCTCCCAATAAGATCGTAGCCAAGTTTACACAGCAACAGCTATTTGATTTCGAATCAGATATTCGACAGCAAGTTTCTCGCCAACTGGATGCAGAAACCCAAGCACTAAAGCGACAGCGAGAGCAGTTGCAACTAGATCAGATCCGAGCAGTTACAGAGCTGATTAAAGAAACCACATCCAATCTATCTAAGTGTGGATATCTGCTTGGTAAACTTAACAAGGACAATTCGCGATGAAAGACAAACCTAGAATCGTACTTAACAGTCACAAATCTGTGCCGTATCTTTGGCGCTGTTATTGGGGAAGGTACAACGGATACGCAGACACACTAATAGAAGCATACGCAGCTTGCCTCAGATGCGCCTCTAGAAGTAAATATTTAATGTCAGACATTAAACGCAATCCTCAACTAGATAGAGTCCTGTCATGAAGCTCTCTCAGAAACAAGCATCAAAATCCCATCATGTTCTTCTCTTCGGACCTCCCAAATCTGGCAAAACTCAACTAGCAGGTGACCTATCCTCCCAATTCAATCTCATCTGGTTCGATCTTGAGAATGGTGCAGATACCCTGCTCAAACTTCCACTAGAACAGCAAGAGCGAATCGAACTTATCTCTCTCCCCGACACCAGATCTTATCCAATCGCAATCGAAACCTGTCTCAAGGTAATCAAAGGCACACCGGTATCTATTTGTGAAGCACACGGAAAAGTTGGATGCCCAATCTGCAAGAAAGATTCTCTCCCGTTTACGGATCTTGTACTTAACAGTCTTCCTCTCGATACTGTTGTGGTATTTGACTCTCTGACTCAGCTTACCAACTCTGCCATCGCACACATAACAAAGACTCAGCCAGAAGATTACAAGCTCAACTACGATGACTGGGGTAATCTTGGTAAGCTGATGGACACATTCTTGTCTCATGTCCAGCAGGCACCATTCCATGTCGTTTGCATCTCACATGAGACAGAAGTGGAGATGGAAGATGGTAAGAATAAGTTGGTTCCCACCGCTGGTACTAGGAACTTTTCTCGCAACACCGCTAAATACTTCGACGAAGTCTGCTATTGTGAAGTTAAGAACAGAAAACATGTGGTGGGATCCTCCACAATTTATTCCGGTAACATCCTCACAGGTTCTAGATCAGGTTCCTCTTTGGAGTCTGCAGCCAATCCATCCCTCATTCCAATCTTCACAGGAGAGAAAGTAGTTGTGAATCCGATGACTGCCGAAACTCCTGCAACTAAAGCTGTCGATACGCTGGCTGCGATGCGAGCGAAATTGGCAGCAGGAAAAAAGTAGGCGAGTGGTATGGTAACATACAAATGTGCTAGTTGTGGATGGCGTACAATTAGTCCTGCCCATGCCTGGGTTGCAGACAAATGCTTACGATGTAATACAGGAGAAATGAAATCTATGGACATACCCCAAGAGCCAACCGAATCCGACCCATACTCCATCCCTCAACATTCTCCAGGAGCTAAGCTAGACGCAAACAAACAACTTCCATTCACAGTTCTATCAGCATTCACTCCAGCCCTCCTAGAAGTAACTAAGGTAGGTACATTTGGTGCAAACAAATACACCAAGCATGGCTGGCTCTCAGTTCCCAATGGTAAAGAAAGGTACTATGAAGCACTACTAAGACATCTACTTGCAGATATGCAGACGCCCGGATCAGTAGATGAACAGACAGATATTTCACATCTGTCACATGCTGCCTGGAATGTACTTGCAATTCTCACACTTCGTTCACAACCTTCCGAACTTGTTTCTCTCACCTCTAATCTTCCTAAGAAAGCCTAACTACCATGTCCGATACCACTTTCAATCTTGATCAACTTCTCGATGGCACGCTTGACGATCTGGCCGATATCCCTGAATTCAAGCCTTTCCCTGCCGGTGCTCACATCTGCATTGCAACTCTGGTTGACAAAGCTACCGATCCCAAGAACCGAGTGAACAATCATCCTGGTTACGAACTCAATCTGGTAGCGAAAGAGACCCAAGAGCTGGCCAATGAAGCAGATACTCCGCTTGTTGCAGGTGCCAAGACTTCAATTCTTTTCCTTCTCGACAATCCGATTGGCCAAGGTAATTTCAAGAAGGTTCTTCAGGCAGTTGCAGAGAAGTTCGGCGGCTCTACTCCCCGTGAACTGATCGCACATGTTAACAATCTGGAAGTTCTGATCGTTACCAAGGTGCGCACGAACAAAGAGAAGACGCAGCAGTACACCGATATGGTTGAGATTGCAGTATTGTAAGAAGGAGAATAGATATGAACGAATGTTCCAAAGCCTGCGATGGTATGGCAATCAAAAATCAAGCAAATCAAGCAAGGCCTGATCCTACCCTTGGCGAACATCTGGACCAGCAGATCGCACGTGCTCGCAAGAATCTTGAGGAAGCTTGTATTGTCAAAGCTAAGGCAGAGGCCATGCAAATGCTCAACATTCCCATGAGCTTCGTACATCAGATCGGCTACCCATTCTAATCTGATCCATAAGATCTAATCCCAGAGCCTACCTCGGTCACAAGCCTTGGTGGGCTTTCTAGTTAGCTTTGCATGGAGGTTGGTATGGCTAAAAAACCTAGGCTAGTATTGATTAAGTCTACAGATATAGTGCCGATTGAGTTTTATCTCAAGTCTATGAACCGCGTAATGGAAGAAAGCATGGGGTATAAAAAATACTTATTTGCTGCTACTAGATCGCGCCCACTGTTCTACTGGGTAAATATTCGCACAGGTCAGTCTTATTATATCGACAACTCAAGATGACAACACATGGAGATTATGTTATATGAATTATCTTGACAACGCAACTGTGATTGTGTATTCCCAAACACTAGAACTTGCCAAATCTTGGGCAAAATCCAACATACAAGGAACAAATAGAGTACCTGTATTAGGATCGCCTGAGAATACTTCGGTGTTTGTTGGTCGCAGAAACGCTGTTATTATATTTGTGGGTGCACTTCCTTCTGACGATATTTTATACCGTATTCAAGGACATGGTAACATATTGATTAAGACTTCGCTGTAAATCAAGATGACAACCCCAGCAATTTCTAAACTCATGGAGCAGATCCGCAAAGGTAGGTCTGCAACTCCAACCCAATCTACCCAATCCCAACCCACCAAATCCAACTCTGGCCCTGCCGCAGCATTCATCGGCTCCTACGATGACACCGAATACATCCCTCACCTCAAGGGAATGTTCAATGGTTGGAATACTTATGTCACCACAGATCCGATAGATCTTCTGGTCCATCTGGAAACCTACTGTGCCAAACGCAATGTTACCAAAGTAGTCACCACCAGAACATCTCTCCTTTCCAAACTTCTCGAACGCCAAGGGACTATCAATGGTGATCCGAAACTGTCTAATTATGCTGGGTCTTTATTTACCCATGCCGGAATTGATATTGTTTTCGTGGACCCTCTGGCTCAACTACTCACAGTCACATATGGTAAGTTCCTCACAGCCAGATACATAAGTAAGCTAGTAGCTGCTGACTCCTGGATCGAAGCCACACAGTTTTCATGGACATTACTCGATGCTACAAACATTGATAGCTTTTATGCTAATGCTTCAACTGCTTTTGCTATTGCAATTGATATTGAGACAACCAAACATAATCTCGCAATACGTTGCATTAGCTATTGCTGTTTGTATTTGGACAGCAACACTGGTAGCATTAGCTCTGAGTCTGTAGTCCTCCCTCTAGATTCCACCTGGGCACTAGCTTGGATGCGCCGTCTCAACGATACTCCCGCAGCCAAGATCTTCCAAAACGGTAAGTATGACAACACGTACCTCCTACGATATAACGCACCAGTTAGAAACTGGCTCTGGGATACTGCGCATCTTATGCACTCATACTATTCCGAGCTACCAAAGGATCTTGCTTTCCTTAATGCCTTCTTCCTACGAAAGGTGGTATATTGGAAAGATCTCGCAAAGACAAATGACCTTTTTGAGTACTATAAGTACAATGCACTTGATTCCTGGGCTACAGCAAATGTCTGGATTTCATGGATGCTATCCGCACCAGAGTGGGCAAGACACAACTATACACTAGAATTTCCTCTGGTGTTTCCATGTCTGCTTGCTGAGATGACAGGACTGAAAAGAGATCAGGACAGATTGATTGAGGCTCGCAAAGAGATTGAGGAAGTAGAAGCTAAGAAACTTGCTTCTCTTCGTAAGATGATTGGAGCCCCTAACTTTAATCCAGGATCCCCAGATCAGGTTGTACGGCTTCTCCATATTCTTGGATGCAAAGATCTTAAGTCATCTAAAGCTACAGAGGTTGCCAAAGCTAAACTTCGCCACCCTCTGAACGGTAGAATCCTGGACATGATTTCAGGCAATGGTGACGAGGACGGTAAATCAATTCGTGGACTGAGGAAGATTAAAAACACTTACCTAAGGACAGATGATGATGCAAAACAATCCGGTATCCATGCAGGAGAAGGCGGAGCAAAAGAATACCGAGGCCGCATTCTGTACGCACTCAATCCTCATGGAACAGACACAGGAAGGTTGGCTAGTAAAGAGCACCATTATTGGTGTGGACTTCAGATTCAAAACATCCCTAGAGGCCCAGAGGTTAAGCAAACATTATGCGCCGATGACGGTTTTATACTCGCAGAATGCGATCTTGAGCAAGCTGAGTCCAGAGACACGGCGCACATTGCAGGAGATACTGCACTCATTGCAGCCGTATCTGGATCCCGTGATTTTCACTCAGTTAATGCATCAGCTTTCTTTGGGCGGCCTTACGACTCTATCTACGATGACAGCATTGGAAAGACTAAAGATAAGAAGCTACGAGACCTCGCAAAACGAGTCAACCACGGAGCTAACTATAACATGGGACCTGGAGTCCTGATTGACACGATGGGATTGGATAAGATCTGGGAAGCTAAGAAATTGTTGGGCCTACCATTCAACGATCCCAAAGAAATCGCAGCACATCTTCTCGGCGTATTCCACAAAACATATCCAGCAATCAAAGGTAAATACTATGTCAGCGTCGTTAACGAAATCGGAACCTCTCGCAAGCTTGTCTCCAGGGCGTACAATCATACTGAATATAATGTCAGAACTTACACAGCTAGAGACTATATTGAGCAAGGAGACTGGACAAGATACTGTTTTGGCAAGCCAGATAAAAACAAACTTGACCTCAATTCACTCGTTGCTCACGGCCCTCAATCACTCAATGCTAGAACTTTGAACGAAGCCTTCATGAAAGTGTTTTATGAGATTGCACTCCCGAATCCTACAACCTTTAGACTGCACGCGCAGATTCATGATTCGATTCTATTTTCGTATGAAAAAGGACGAGAAGACCTTGCGCAAAGAGTACGAGAATGTATGGAGATTCCTGTTACAGTCCGCGATGTATCTGGAACTATGCGAACATTCACAGTCCCGGCAGCACTGAAGAATGGTACCCCCGAGAAGCCTGCCAAGTATTGGAATGAAACGGAATAGATGTTATGATTGAACAGAAGCAAAAGTATCGTCACAAGCCCGAAGAAGGCGAGATTGGAGATTGTTTTCGCACTTGCATTGCCTGTGTACTAGATCTTAACAGAGATGAAGTTCCTCATGTTTTCTACGACAACTGGAAAGATGGCGAAGTTGTCACAGTTGAGGCGCATAAGCAGCTTAACGACTATCTAGCCGAATATGATCTTGTGTTTGCAGAGACTCCGCTGCAAGCTACGAGGGAGCAGCTAAACACTTATCTAGCCCACTACTATAAAGACATGTATGTAGTGGTAGGATGTAACTCTAAGAACGGAGGACACAGTGTTGTAATGTGCAATGGAGATTACATGTGGGATCCTTCCATAGATAACTCCGGCTGTGTGGGACCTATGGAAGACGGCTATTACTGGATCGGACTTATTCTTAAGGATACGCGATGACCGCACCCATCAAACTTACCTCAACCATCAACAACATCTGGATCCAAGTTCCCACAGAACTTCTCCCGATGTTCCAAAAACTCGTGAACAAAGCCTGCAACTGCTGGCCTGATGCGCCCCCGGAAATTAAAATCTTTGCAGACCAGATCACCAGTGGTACAGTCTACCAAGACTATTACCAGCAAGATTCCTCGCAGAAACAGAGGCCAGATACTCTCAGCTGGGAAATTGGCGACCTACCTGACCATCATCGGGTGTAATAACAACTCAGGGCAATCTGATGGCTGAAGATTTCTTCTCCCAATACCTATCATATGCAAAGGAATCTTCTCCAGAAACACCGGTTTTCTTTCACCGCTGGAGCATGATTACTGCATTAGGTGCGTACCTAGGAAGACAATATTACTTTCAGCACGGTGCATTTCTAATCAATCCCAATTTGTATGTCATGCTGATAGGTTCCCCAGGTACACGGAAATCTACAGCTATCAAGATGGCAAAGAACTTGCTAGTAGAATCAGGCTACAATACAATCGCAGCATCAAAGACATCGAAAGAGAAATTCCTACTTGACCTTGCAGGAGAAACAGATGACGCAGCTCACTATACAGGATATGGATATGAGAGAAAAGGTAAGATTGCAGGAAGCGA